GAGTGTAGATACCCTCATCCAAGCGGACGGTCTATTGGTCAAATCCGACACCAATGAGCGGAAAAGGCCTGAGAACCCTAGTGCCTCTCACCTCCCCGCAGGCTCTTTCACCCTTTGACCATTCTCGCTCTCATTCATCCCCCTGACCTTTGTGTCGCCGTGCCGAGCAAAGAGAAAATCTCTTGCTCGCCTCTCTCTTCTCGGCTCTCGCTCGCCTCTCGCTCGCCTCTAACCTTCTGACCTTTGTGTCGAAGAGGGGAGCAGACCCATCGGGGTGGAGCACCCTCCAGGAGAGCAAAAAGGGAGAAGGTGGCCCCCTATTCTCGCCGGGGGGCACACGCTCGGCTTTGGATATCTCTGGGCCCTGAGGGCAGTTCTCGGCATCACAGGCTCACGCCTGATTCTCTGGATGAATCTTCTTGCAGCTCTTGCACCACACGTGGCTCAAGTATAGCATCGAGATAGCCTTACGGCGGCTCCCGAATGAATGGCTCAGTGTGTCATGCTCAACACACCATGCTGCATGAGTTCCTGCTCGAGGCTCGTCTGCGTGGGTTCTCTTGACGATGCGCTCGCACATATGCTGAGTTGCGTGTGCTCGCTGCGTTGTCACTCCCATGATTGGGAGCCCACCGAGTCTCTTGACGATGACTCCGCAGAATGCTTCCTCGAGCCCTGCTCGGATGGTTGCCTTGCTCTTTCCCTTCTGGACTCCGCTGTTAGGCTCTGCCCACGAGTTTCCGAGCTTGACGGCCTTCTGACTCAAAGGACTCAATTGATTCTTCTCGCTTGTCATAATTCTCACCCCCTTGGACTCGATGCACTCCACCATCTAACGCTCCGCGTTCCTGTCCGCCCTCCTGAACTGAAATCGGGTTCCTAGTATATAGATGTTTCTGACTCACGAGATTACCTCACTCTCAGCGCACTGCGCCATCTGCACCAAATACGGGCTGGGGGTATATAATACTTTCGGACTCGCGACTCCGCCTCACCTTTGTTATCTCTCTCATGAGGCGCGGAACGCGCTATCTCAAAAAATAACTCTACCGAGCGCCTGACCTTTGTTAACTCTCTCTGAGACGCCTTTAGGCGGTATCCTCCAGGAGAGTAACCTCCGATAGGAGGCCATCGCCCCCCTATCTCAAATCAATCCAACCTCTCTAACATGAGTTTCATCTCGTTCAAGTTATCTCTAATAAACGAGCAACTCAAATGAGCAATCCATCTGTCGCTTTTTACGTCTCCTTTTGCCATTTTCGAGACTATTTCTAGTAACTCCTTATTTCGCTCAATCTGTTCGAGTTGCTGCTCTTTCCACTCCTTAGAGTATCTTACGATTTTATTCTCCACGTGTTCCACCTCCAATTAACCATATACGTCTTTACATATAAATGTTTCGGACTCCTGACCTTTGTGGGTTTTAGTGAGTGCTTGACCTTTGTTGTTTGAGGTGGAGTTGGACCGCTTGGCCCTCAGGAGTTGGAAAGGTTTATATCTAAAGACAGCATTACAATAATTGAGGAAGAAACATGACAAACGAGGGTAATCCCGATTACGAGAAGTGGAAGCGTGAGCAGGAGCGCATCGAATTGGAGAAGGAAATAGAGCGCATTACAATCGAGGGCTGCGGGACCTTTTATCCCCTGAGTGAAGGTGGTGGAGTCATCCCGTGGCAGGTCCTGAAAGAGCGATATGGCAAGGAGATGTATCGACAATGCAGCGGCGAGCCGAACTTTTCGAGTCCATCTGGACCACATGAAGAGAACTATTGTGCGAGATGCTATGAACTTGAGAACAAGGCTGAGATGGAGGCTGACGCCGCCCTCGCAAGGTTTGAGCAGATGGCCGAGGACAGGCACTTTGAGCGCATCGGAGGTTGTGGAGTTCCTGACAGTTGGGAGCCATGGGGGGCTGAGTATTGAGGCCCCCTTTTTTTTGTAGATGAGTGGTTGTGAGATGTGCCAGACCTTTGTTGCTTGAGGTGAGCCTGTGACCTTTGTTGGTTGACCTAGAGCCCGGACCTTTGTTGTCCGAGATGAGTTTGCCCTTATTAAAAAAGGGCCGAAGGCCCCCCGGCGGGGGCCCCCGTCAATCATATGTCACCCACTGAAGTTCAGCATCCTGCTGAATCTGCTGCTGCTGGCGTTTGATTGCCAACTGCTGCCAAGCATAAACGGCTTTCCAAGTTGCATCGGTTCTTCGGGTGTTCATCCCGATTATTATGGTTGGTATTCTTCTAAAATCCATTTCCCGCGCTGGGGTGGGTGAAGAATGGGGGTTCCACGCCCCCGCCGAATCGCTGGGATTCAAGACGGGGGTGGTGGGGGGATGGGGGGCCGAAGCCCCCCGTGTCTGGGCCCTAAGGGCAGTATGTCCGATGGGTGTCAGTGTCTAACACTTACAGCCAGTTACCTTGCGTTCTGACACGATGTAATCACGTGCTTCAACCCGCTTGGCAAAGGCCTTCATGTCTTCCGCGCCACACTTGCAGATACGGAAGGCGAAGTTTTCATTCGCCGGAAGCCCGTCTTCAATCACGCGGTATAATTGCGCGAATGCGTCAGTGCAGAACCGCACATCAGGCTTCAACGTGGACTTGTGCGTCCGCGTCTTGCCTGCCTTGTGCAGCCCCTTGTCATCGTATCCACTAGCGTCAACAGCACCCGCGATGAAAAGCGCGGACTTCCCGAAGAAGCCAATCACGCCCGTCTTCCGCTTGCAGACGGAATTATTCATTCCGGCGATGCCTAGATGGATGGCCACCCGCTTGTTCTGCGGCATGCCCTTCCACTTCTTGCTTCGCTTGCTGTCTGCCCGAAGTGCTTGGATTTCACTGTAAGTTGTTAGAATCACACCGCTGTTCTTCGCTGTCATGTTCATCTTCCTTCCTGTGGTTTGACGTTCGCGCACCCCGTGGAATAATTGGGGGAACGCCGGACAGGCCGAATCTGTTTGTATTGCCATGTCCCTGCCGTTGAAGCCACATCGCTATGGATGATTGGCGTGGCGGTGGGATTTAGGCCCTGTCCGATTTTCGCGGATTCCCCATGCCTTTGCCAGCCTTTTCAGGCCGCCTGCGCATGGCGCGATTTTAGGGGGGATGTGACTATCGCCCGCCCCTGTCCCGGGGCCCGAAGCACCCCACGCAATCGTCTTGCGCAGTTATAGTTACCCCCCGGAAGTATATAGATGCTGTCATCGCCAAAAACGCTAGACGTAACGCCATTGGCTCCCCGCCCAGCGGTCGACTATGTTTTTACAATTTTTTTTGAGAAAAATTAAAACAACCCGCGATAACGGCCACCTGCGGTCCCCCGTGTCTTTCTTACGGGCTTACTATCGGGTTTTCGCCACCCAGAAGCATCGGCGGTCCCACCGAAAACAGGGAGGCTTTTCGACTTCGTATAAAATTGGTCGACCGCGTGTGCAAGGGCCATGACCAGGTCATTGTGCCTTCCGAGGTCAACTATGTCGCCGTCTTTCCAAGCATGAGTATCTAATTCGTCCAATAGCAACTTGACGGTCCGCCGTGTCTTATCATCACCGAATGGGAAGTGAATACGCTTCTGCTCGAACCAAACACGCAATCTATTCAACAATGCCTGTTTCAAGGCCCTATTAGACACCTTTGAAGGTCTAAAGTCCACGACTGCGTTACGCTCAATCAATAGGGATTCATACAGCCGTTGGAAGCCCACATCTTCGGATGCGAACACCGGATTGCCATATTTCTTACACATCTCAATAATCATATCAACCTGTTTTGCCGGTGGGAAGTCGTTCCTTCTCCATATGTTGACTAAATGCAAGTCCCCGGTCTTATCTTGGCGCATCACAACCATAACCGAATAGTCCTTACCTAAACCATGCGAAGGGTCAAACCCAATAGCATAACGAGAATCATCATGAACTTTTTCTTGTTCGATAGTCATTGTAACTTCCATATTTGCCCGTGTGTGCTCGCGCTGAAACACCTGCGCTTCTTCGTCAATGACCTTACACAAATATTCCTGTGTGAAAGCCAATTCCCCCATAGCATCTTTTTGCTCTAATAGGAACTTAATCGAGCGATATTCAGGCCAAAGACATTTCAATTCCACATCATTGTCAGCCTTGTGCTCATCCCAATTTGGCATAGCAGACCAAGTTCCCGATTTCCATGCAGGGTTTTCTAACATATCTGTATGATAAAGGTCCGTCATACTCATAGGCGTCCCTACCACATACAGGCTTGTTCCGGGAGATAACATTGGTGTAATCTTTTTCCTGAACCAATTACGAAGTGTTGTGGGGAGAATATCACCTTCATTGAGCACATCGTCCATACAGATACACGCAGGATGTTCACCACGAATAGCAGCACCAACGCCGGTAGCCTTAATCCAAGCACCATTTGTGAAACGGAGATTTAATTTTCCACCCCTGCGGCTATCTATGAACTTGCTCAATTCCTTATGCCGCTGCATATCGTTGCGAATCTCTTCCAAACGGTTAGCAGCCAGTTCTTTGCTTGCTGAGAACAACCAAATCGTAAAGGGCTTATCACGCCATGTGTTAAAGAGACAGTGGTGAAGCATTACCATACGCAATGTTGTGCTTTTTGAATGGTCACGGGGAGCAATAATACAAGTTCTGTGGACTTCTGCACCCTTGCGGTCGATATACAGTTCATGCCATTCCCCAATATGTTCTCCCCAAACATACCCAAGATACTCATAGAAGTATTTGAAATCATGACGACTTCTTTCAACAGCGAAAGACCTTTGGAAATTACTCATGACGTATCACCGGGCTGAACAGGCTCCCTATCATGCCGCGCTCTATATCAATAATGAACGCTGACATCCCCGGTAGCGAATTATACCCGTGTCTCGCGTGATACCTATCATGTCCAGCAAGGCTTGGAAGTAAGATACACATGGCCCCATTGACCTCTTTCATAGCCTGATGGTGTAAGTGACCGGAAAAGCACATCTTGAATCTGTGAGCACCCCATTCTTGCCACCTTTCATCAGCCATTACGGTAGGTAACTTTGCTTGCTTCACAGTATCACCGTGCGAGAATCCCATGAAGGTGTTACCATACGATACATATTCACGCGAAGCAGAAGTTCTCTTGATAGAAACGTGTTCATTATCCTCATATACTGCATCGAGATACATTGCTAGTGCAATTGTGCTGTATCTATCATGATTCCCTGCCATGAAGACCACTTCGATAGGTGCGAACTGGGCAAGCAAATCAATATGAAATCTCGCTAATTCGCAACCAGTCATCAAAATCTGCGCAGGGGTCCCTGCCATATCCTGTGATGTGCCCTTTGTTGTTGTTCCACCGTCATTATCAACATGGAACCAATCCGAGCCTGTGGCAAGAATAATTTTCTCCATCCTTCCTGAACTACTAACTGCCCTACCCATTAAATCGGTTGTTGAATCAATAAGCCTCTTCTTCGCTTCTTCAAAGTCATATTTCTCACCAACTTCATCGACCCAACCATACTTACCCCAGTGGAAATCAGTAGGGGATATGACTAGTGCATAAGGAACTGGTGAATCTGGTAAAGAAACCATATCGTTATTAACAACCATAGGCTCAGTATTCAATTCAATCCGTGAAAAGTGCTCAAGAAAAGAATCTTCAAAATTACGCCATTTTTCTGCATCCTTCTGAATCTCATCCCACTTCTTCTTTTCGTATGCTCGATGCAATACCCTTCGCTTACGAAGAACAAGGTCTTCAACGAGGTCTTCCACTTCATGTTCTGCGACGTGTTCATCGGTAAATGGGTCCATATCATGCGTCCAGCCATGAGTCCGGCGATATTCATCGAACCATGCGCGGGGGAATTGGAACTCGCGAGCAATCTGATTAATTGTGCTAGGCCTCCCAACCATACTGGAATATGCTTCCTTCATTGCTCGATGGGTATCCCCACTAACGGTAATTGGCTTTCCACCTGCTGAACGAAGAAAGGTCACATAAACATCGGTATCTTGATTGTAATAGTATGATTTATCAGAAACATACTGCTCAATATCTGCCACATCTTCATCAACAGATTTTTTTGAATCAGGCTCACCATAGAACTTACGATACCTTGAAATATGATTTCTCCATGCTTGAACACCGGGGCTGCCATAGAAATTATGAAGGACTCGTGCGAAGTCAGCATCGGTTCCTACCCATTCTTCGATATGATAATCAATCTTAGCCTTTAGTTCTTTAGACAGGCCACGCCTATACTGTTCCCCAGTCGTCATCAATTTAACGGATACAACACATGGATATAAGCATTGTGTTCCACAAACCTTAATAAAGAGGCCAATAGTCGAACCACATGGCCGAGCGACGCTTTCGTCTTTTTGGGCGTAGAAAACCCGTAATAGCACAAGAAAACACTTCTCAAATACCTGTCGAGCGTGTAGGTATAGCAAATAAGACGATGGCGCAGGTCGCTGGCCTTTCTAACATCTTCGAGGACACCAAACTTCTTCGTGACCATAGCCGTTCTTTCACAAGAAGCCAATTTGATGATGAGTTTGACCTTTATGATGAAATGCTCCGTCTTGACCCCGAACTTAACGGTGCTGTTAGAAGTGTTGCACTGACCGCTAACAACTGGGATATTGATTATACCACCGGGAAGAATAGGCGTGTTCGTGCAGCAATTAGAGATTTGGTTGAAAGGCTTGATATGGACGATATACTAATCAACATGCTTCGTAATCTTATGGTCTATGGTAATGATATTAATAAGTTGGTAGGGAAGACAGGAGTCGGCATTACTGCTGTTGAAAGCCTTCCTATCCACCAAATCACAATCAAGGACGACAGGGGGCTACAACCGCCATCTGTAAATCGTGATGCACCCATAATGAAACCTAAGACCTACTTACTACGAGAGAATGAAACATATTCCAAGATTTTCGATGTATCTGAGATTCTTCACGTAAGGATGGACTTCCGTTCCAACTGGTTCCAAGACAGATTAGGTCGCTGGACTTACGGTGTTTGGGGTGCATCTCGTTTTTCCGCTTTGAAGCAAGCAATTAGAGCAAAATACAATACAATCAACAACCGTATATCCCTCGAAGAAGCACTAACTAAGCAATACGTCACTATTGGTATGGAAGCAATTGAGCACATTCAGGACCCGGAAGAAGCACAGGCAAGGCTTACACACATTATGGACGAAGTGTCCAAGTTGCTTGAAGGTCTTAGGGGCGACCAAATCCCTATCCTTCCTTCCTATGTGAAGTTGGAACACATGGACCTTAGAAACACAATACCGGATTCCACTTCCTTCCTTGATATGGTGAATGCAGACATAAGTGCTGTTCTTCAAGTCCCCCGTGTGGCAGCAGGGCAGGAAAAGGGAAGCACCTTCGCAGCAACGTATCAGGCTTCGATGTGGAGCATTAACGCTATCCGAAGATTACAGAAGATTGCGATAGAATCATGCCAAGAACTATTTTTGAAGCATCTCGAATTAGTAGGGCTTGAGGCAAAGAAAAGTGACCTTCCATCTTTTACCTTCGCACCATTAGAAGAAGAAACAAGGGGTGAAACGGCAAAAAGAGCAACACTTGGTTATACACAAGGTATAATGACTCAAAATGAGGCACGTGAACTTATAGGTCTTCAAAAGGTTAAGGACGGTGACGAGTTTAAGGAAGCCACGTCTCGTGTTCCATTCGAGCAGACGCGCTCAAACAGCACAAAGGAAAGTGAACTCTAATGGCTATACCACAACCATCCAACGAAGAAACACATGACGAGTATATGTCTCGCTGTGAAGGAGCGGGATACACAACTGGTGAGTGCATGATTGCACACAAAGGTCACACTTTCAAGGAAGAAGCAATGATTCCACCTAAGAAACATTATGCTGGTGAGGGTGAAGACCCTGCTAATGCAGAAGGTTGCGACTGTGGTTTGATGACCGCAGATATGTGTGCATCAAAGGGTGGAACCCCAACAGAAGCGGGAGATTGCAGTGTTCACGCATACCACATAGAAAAGAAAGAAGATGCTGGTTGGAAAGAGAAGAAGGCATCAGAATCAATCCCACTTCCTTCTTCTAATATCGTCTACGCGAGCGCGAATGGTGTGATTACTTCCGTTGAAATGACAGTGGGTGCTAATTCTAAGTCCGTAGTTCTCATAGAGGGTGTTGCCTTCCATAACGGGTTGAATAAGAACAATTGGGAACTTGGTCCTGATGCAGCCCGGTCTGTTGCAGAACAGATGGTTGGTGCAGACCTAACACTTAATCACCCAGCGACTAACGATATGGGTTTCGGAAGAAACATGAACGGTGGTGTTGACGAAGCAGTTGTTGGTGTTGTAACCTATGCCGAGTTTGTTGAACTTCCTAATGCAGAATGGATTGTTCGATATCGAGCAGAAGTCCATCGCGCTGAACTTTTTGAAGCACTTGAATCAGGTATGTGGCTTCGACCGGACTATGGTGTATCTATTGGTGGCTATGGCGTCCCAGATACTCTTGATGCATCGACAGGCGTTGCGTCTTTCAATTCTGATTTCACATTAGACCATCTTGCTATCGTGTATAAGCCAGCATACCCAGATGCTAATATCGAATCTGCGGTGAGGGTTGATTTAGAAGAAATCACGCCTCAGAAGGCTTCTGTGAGTGCGGACCTTAAGTATGGAACGGCTCTTGTTTCGGCCAACGAGGGGTCAAATATGACAGACGCACCGCAGACAAATGACGCAGAAATGGAGGCACTTAAGGCAGAACTTGTTCTTGCTAACGCAACCATTGAGAAGCACAACAACGAAATGGCAGCAAAGGCAGAGGCAGAGCGCAGTGTTCTTGTTTCCCGCGCTTCCGAACTTGGTATGTCCGGCCACGATGACCTCAGCGCAGACACACTAAACAACCTCATCGCTTCGTGGGAATCCGCGAACCCAGTGGTTGAAGAGCCAGCGGTTGAAATGGCTTCCGTTGACGAATCCCCAGTGGTTGCTTCCGAGGCAGTTCCAGAGCCAGCCAGCGAAAAAGTGGTTGCTAACTACTTGAACACACAGGTTGTCCAATCTTCCGAAGACCTATACGCCCGATGCTTCAACGTATGGGCATCAGCATACAATCGCGGCCTTGGAGTGGCTGATGAGCGCGCACCGCGCTTTGAGGAACTAAACACGGCACAGCGAGACATTCTATCCTTTAGAGGTGAGTAATTATGGTGGCATATTCAGGAATCGACCCAGTAAATTGTGCAGATATTCAGAACACATTCGACAGCGCAGGTTTGCTTGTGAAATACAACGCAAGCGGAATTATGGTCACTGCTTCGGTGACAGATA